ATCAAACAATCCTCTCATAGAACTAACTACAGGAAAAAAACCATACTTACTATAAATAGTAGCTTGAACTGTGTCTCGAAGAAAATTTGCTCCAACAAAATCAAAAGCCAAAGTAGCACCAGCTCTTAACCAACTAGCAGGATGTCTAGCAATACCATAAAATAAATTACCAGCATCTCTTGGATTAAAATCTTTCATTGCATCAGCTAATTCTTTTCCAACTTCCCATACTTCATATTTACCATTACGAAATACAGCAACGGAATCATCTCCAACTTTATCAAATTCTTTTCTAAAAACTTTCATGTTGTCTGCAACTTTTGTTGAAATTTTTGAAGTATCTATACCTAAATCTTCTAATTCTTTTAAATTTATTTTAGTAGATTTAGTTATTGTTTTTTTATTAATATCTGGAAATGATTTTTTATTAGCTTCAATTAAATTAAAAAACGATGTTAGTGCAGTATTTCTTTCTACTTTTTTTATAATATTAAAAGTATTAGAGTAAGTAGTTGCCACAGGATCAATAACCTGTCTTTTTGAACCAGTCATTCTTTTAAAAGGATTAGATACTCCTTGAATAAAACCTTTATCTTTTAAAGAAGATTCTACAACTCTAGCAAATGGTATATAATCTTTGTTTAGTTCAATCATTGCATTAAATGCTTCTTCAGTTAAGAAACCTTTATCTCTTGCATATTCTAATACTCTTCTATTATAATCTGTTAATTCTTTTTGAACTTTATCATATTTTTTAATTAACTCTTTATTGTTGACTACTTCTTTTGCTGCTTTTAAATCAAAACCAGTTGTAATTCCTTGTGATTCTTTTTCTAAAACTCTTTTAGATACAGCATAATTAGCAAACTCTGCTATATTTTGTTTGTTTCTTAAATCTCTTGCAGACCTTGAGATGCCAACTTTTTCTGGAAGTCCTATTACTGCAAACTGTCTGTCTATCAAAGGTTCTAATATTTGTTTATATGATTTTCCGTTTGTTTGTAGTTTAGCATTTTGAGTTCCTACTTCTATAAAAGTACCACTTAAATTTTCTATACCTAGTAGGTTTCTAAATTCCTCATAAACATTTAAAGCATCTTTAGTATTTTTTGTATTTTGTACTCTAGATATTAATTTTTTTACAGGATGTAATCTATCAAGAGCGTTTGTAACAAAAGAATCTTTAACAGCTTCAGCTTGTTCTTTTCTAGTTACTATAGCTTCTGGTTCGTCAAATCTAATATTATCATTTATTTTTTGTTCAGCTTCTGTTTTAAATTTTAATCCTTTTTTAAAAGTATCAGGTTTTAATGTTACATTTTTATCTCCACCATAATACCTAGGATTTTGATTGGTAGTACTTGCTGTATCTTCTAATACAGTTTTATTAATAATCATGTCATCTGCAAACTCTGTCATTGTTCTATCGTTTTTAGTTATAATATTTTTTGATTTTTTTATTGCTGCACCACTAAAATTAAACAAACCAAATAAAAATACACTATCTTGCATTTGTTCTTTGCTTGGCATTTCTCCATGTAAAATTGCACCTATACCTTCGAAAGCAGTAGCTTGTGCTATAGTTTTTTTAAATCCACCTTTAACTAAACCACCAGTTTTAGTTGCTGCATAAATTTGAGCAGCTTCAATCCCACCAGCTTTAATACCTTCTTCTGTCCATATCTTCCAAAATTCTTGAAAACCATTTACCTCATCATTTTGTAATGCTTTTAAATATGTTTCTCGTAAAGAACCTGCAACAAAAGCACCCGCTGCTAAACTTAAATCAACTTTTCCTGTTAGTCTAGATCCTGCTATAGTAGGTACTGCATAGACAGGTAAATCTTTAACTAATCTTGAAATGTTTGTAATGTTTCTTTCTAAAAATCCAGTATCATCTGGTTGTTCTGTTGTATAAAGTTCTGGCATTTTATCTCCACGAACATAAGATTGGTGTAAGTCATAAATACCAGCACCCCAACCTCTTTCCCAATATTTTTTAGGTTCAAAAATTTCTCCAACTAGAGCTTCTTTTTGTTTTTGAATAAAAGGAGTATCATCACCTTGTATTTCCAATTCTTTTAATTTTGCGTAAACACTTTCATGTTCTTCTCTTCCTACCTTAAGAATGTTTTGCCAAGCATTTCTAATAGGAGTTAAGTTAAGTTCTTTTAAACCAAACTCTTTTAATATTTCGTTAGGTTGAAATCCTGCTTCAGTTAATGTTTTTATTTTTTCTTGTTTAAATTCTTCTACTTCGTTTGTAGAAAAACCAGCATCTGACAAATTTTTTATTTGTTCCGACAATGCAGCCATTATTGTTCCTTTGTAAGATTTAAATATTCTTGTGCTGTTATTTTTTTACCTAATTCTTTTTCTTTTTGTTGTCTTAATGTTAAACCTTCTTCAACAACAACATTTGTATTTGTTTGTATTTCATCTCTAATACTTTTAAACACATCATTAGCATTAGGAAGAAAAGTATAAAAATCATAACCAATAAAATTTTTATTTCCTTTAGTAGCTTTTAATAATTGATCTGAATTAATACCAGCTTCTAAACCTTGAATATATCTATTGTACATTGTGTATTTGAATTGATTTAATCTTGCATCTTTACTTTTATCTAATGGTTGTAAAGCAACACTACCAGCTACTTGATCTTTAAAATTATCTATAAATTTAAAAAATGCTGTATGGTTTTCTTTAAATTTTGGTTGAGTAGATATTTCTAAAAGATTGTTTAAATATTTAACATCAGTAATAGTAGTTTCTGATCCTATTCTTTCTAGTATACTTTTACCATCTCCATTTTCGCCAGTTAATAAAAATTTATCTGTAATGGTATTAACTTTATTGTTAATAATAAGTTTAATAATATCATCATTTTTTTCAAAATTAGAAAGTTTGTTAGCTGATCCATCTGCTATTTTTTGATTCATTGTACTAAATTGTTCAACTTGGGATGTGTTAACACCAAAAATTCTTTCTAAATCTTTATTGTAAGTTCCTTTGTTTTTTTCCATATTATCAAAAATAGTTTTACTTTCTTGAGCAACTTGAACTTTAGTTACTTCTCTCTGTGTAAGTATAGCTAAATTTCTGTCCGATCTAACAGCTTTAGCTTTTGTTTGATATGATTTTTCAAATTCAATTTTATCTTGTGGACTTAAACTATTAAAAATATTTTGTAATTCTTTATTGTTTCCAAAAGTTTTATTTTTTATTGCTTCATTAGCTAAAGTAAAATCTCTTGGATCAGCATCTAAAGAAGTATTTAAAGGTTGTAATAAAATATTAAATTTTTGTTCTTTAATTGTTTCGTCTGCGGCTAATAATAATTTACTTTTTTGTTCAATTGTTAAATTTTTAAATTTATTAATATTATCTTTTAATTGATAAGGATTTGTTGTTGCTAGATTAGTGGCTAATTGAGTTTCTCCAAAAATTACAGCTGTATTTAATTCTTGTTTGTAAACACCTGTATTGGTAATAGTTGGATCTTTAGATAGTCTATCTTCAATGACTGATTTGTAAATAGGTAAATATTCTACTCCATTTAAAACTAACGCTAAACTTTCTTTTAAAACTACATCGTTAGTTATTTTTTTAGTATCTACAAGCTGTTGTTGTCTTGAACCTGCTAATCCTTTTGCTTTAAACAATCCTGATGTAGCATAAAATTTTTTTTCTAATGCTTTTTTAGTAAAATTATCAAAATCTTGTAATTTATTTTTTTTAGCATAATCCCAAAGTTTATTAACATTTCCGTCAAAATTTTTAGCAGCTTCTAAAGGTTTTCCGTTTGTTTTAGTTTCTGCTTGAATACTATATAAACCTTTTGTTCCATCGCTTTGATTAATAAATAATTCATTTAAAGCTAGTGTAGCTTTATTGTCTGCTTCTAATTTAGCTTCTTTAATATACTCGTCTGTTAAAAAATTTGTTATTGATTTTGTTGCTCTATAAATATTTTGTGATGGATCAATTTGAATATTACTTTCAACATTTGGACTTTGTGTTGTCATTTGATTTTGAGGTTTGTATGTTGGTATTTTCATAATTATCCGTTCATTTTTAACAATGATGTTCCAACATCACTAACTATTTTAATTTGTTCCATTTTAGCTCTTTGTTTTGCCATTTGACCTTGAATACGAGAAAAATTAGCTGCTTCTATATTTCTAGATTTTGCAATTTCATTATTGTAATTAGCAATATCCTTATCTACTTCCGCATTATATAAAGTTGAAATTTTAATATTTTGTGCAGTACCACTTCCAATAACAGCTCCTGAACTAGCAGTTGCAACTTTTTGTGTTGATATTAATTGAGTTAATTCTTTTTCAAATCTTGATAATTCTAAA